CCACAATGGATCCGTTCCTTGCAACCACAGCATCGTCTCTCTTTCCTTGAATTTTGATTTCAATAGGTCTGTACCAAGCATAATCTATCATTCTCTTGATTTTCAAGCTTTCTAAAGTAATAGGGAACCACTGGATGGCAGAAGTTTTGGAAGATGGTTGAATGTCAATTACACCTAAATTAGTTTTAAAGAAATGTTTATTATACTCTTCAGTCTGTGAAACATTAGATTGCACTGCTCCAAAAGGTAATGAAGGAGCAACCTTGTTCCCGGTAGTTACCGAATCCGGAGTCAAAGTCGGGTTTTCAAAAACTGAATTATTCGCCATGATTTATCGCTTTAAAACAACAAAATATTATTTAAATTATATATCATATATAAATGTACCTAATCTAGTATTTATTTTCAAAAACGTCTTTACTGTTATAATAGTGTGGCACATAATCTTGACAATTTTGTCCATTCACTGCCAAACAAGCTAAGAAGATATGATTACTATTGTATTTGTTCGCTAGAGCAGTTTCCATTGTAATAGTGCCCACCACTACTCTGTAACTTCCTGGGTTCGCTACTATGAAAGGATCGCACACTGAATTATAATCTACGCCTAAAATATGATGATTAGAAACTGTATTGTCACATTGCAAATGTTGATTGTTGCATACTATAAAAGGCGTTCGAGTAAAGCCTGCCATTAAAGGTTCTAAATACATATTTTGACAATGGTGTTCCTTGATTTGCAAAGATGGTATTAATTGTGTTAATATATCGTAAAATTGTGTGTCACAACATGATAACGACGGATGTTCTAAGACATTAACTATTATGTAATCATCTCCGATGAAATCTCCATCTAAAACTACTTTAATAGGTTGTTCTAGATCTAATAATTCTGTTTGAACAACAGGATAAAGCTTCGGAAAATTGCTTACTTCAAAACCTGTCGGGAAGTTAGTTATTTTGATAGAATTTGGCAAATTGGAAATTGCTACTTCTGTAGTGGGTTTAACCATATTAGAAACAGCAATCTCAGTAGGGAAATTGTTGATAGATATCGCATCTGGAAAATGTACTGAAACGTTTTGCGTTTCTGGGAAATTACTAACCATAATAGATTGCGGCATGTTTTGAATTTCAACTGCTTGTCTAACTATAACATCAACAATTTCTGGGAAATTATCAACCGATATATTCTTGGGAAAGTTATTAACTGAAATTTCTGTGGGAATGACTATGGAGATTTCATCTAGATTGTTAACACTTATACTAGTAGGAAAATTGCTTACTTTAATGTCCTCAGGGAAGTTCTGTACCTCAACGTCCACTGTATTAACTACGTCGATTTCTGGTCTATGTTTGAATTTTACATTCACTTCGTCATTAGTATCCACGCCTGTTAGATGTATTTTCCAGTATCCTATTTTCAACGAAACAAGAGGTTGCATGTAATCTGCAAATATAGTACCAAGCGGCACCAAAACTCCTGCTGAAAATAAATCTAAAGCTGCTGCAATTTCAGCTGAAGTTGCTTCCAATGTTGAAAGTATCGCATTTCCTGCAACAGAAGAGGCAACCATTTCTTGGATGGAACTGTCTAACGTCGTGGTAACTTCAATCGTTATGTCGCTAGAAGCTTTAATAGCTTCAACAATTAAGTCTTGTTTCGCGGACATCTGAGGTAATTGATCTATAGTAAAGTCACTTAACATGCTAGTTTTAGTTTTAATAATCGCTACGTCGTATAAAATTTTTCCAAGCTCACCAACTGTAGCGGCTAACTCAGAATTGATGCTCCCTAAGGCTATCTTAACAAGTCTTTGGAATCTTAAAATTTTAGCGTTAAATTTATCTTGTTTTATAAAGTTCTTCCTAACGTCATTGTTAAAATCTATTAGTATTTTATTTTGTGTCGTAAGTAATTCTACCTGTTTTTCTACGTTATCGTTGATTAATTTAATATTTTTATTGGCCTGCATCATACTCTGAGCCACTAACAACGCTCCGAATAGAGATAGAAACGCTACTAAACGGATATTATTAACAACTGCTCTTACTTGATAAAAATTAAGTTTGGTATCCCAGACCCTATGTCGGAATCTGGGTACTTCAATGTATTGCGTTATCTTGGAAAAGTCCATATTAATTTACATTAGTTAAAATGATTGTACATGTTTTATTATTTATTGCCCTAAACTAACATTGTAGTATTTTGTGTTCTAATCATGTCTTGATGCCATTGATAATGAATTCGTTTACCTTTACCTAATTTAATTGGGTCATAAGTCGTCGTATTCGCAAAAGTTAACATAAAATCTAAACAATATTGTATCTCAACATAAGGTAATTTATACTTAAAGCTATTTAACAGAATAATCTTATGGTAGTCTTCTATACTATAATATCCTTGAAACCAGTCTCTTACTGCAATTTGATAAGACAAATAATCGTCATAATGTTTAAATTCCCTATTAAGTAGTTTTCCTGTCTTTTTAATAATAGATGGAAAGATTCCATCTTGAGTTATAATGTCGCTAGTAAATTCTGGTAAGTCCACCTTGCCACACTTAAAGAAGTTGAAAGGCATTTCAATATGTATGTCTTCAGCTATGCACACGAAATCGTCCCCTTGAGACATGATTAGTCTGGGTGACTTGATGTTGAAAGCCATATTACATATAACTAAATTAACTAACGAATTTGAAAACAATGTGTCAGCACGTCCACTTTGAAACATACCTTTCACCGTCATTCTAATAGCATCTGCATCTCCTGACCAATTTTCATTGCAGGATTGCATCCAATTGTATAATTTTTCATCCACACCATACCTTTCATATACGTAACTCATTAAACCTTCATTGATTATAGTATTTCTCACACTGTCCATTTCAGTTATGTCGGATTCAAAGCAAACATGTTCTTTTAATCCTTGTAATCGAAATACAACTTCTTCATTCAAACGTCGTTTAGAATAACCGTAACCTAATAATACATGCTTTTTAAAGTCACGCCTAATGTTCTTTTCTAAAACTGTGATTATTGTTCCCATTAAATGTGTAACGAATTTGGGTTGTGCAGATACAGGTTGGCCTGCTTTTAAGGTCCCTTCACTATCTACTTGAAGGTACGATTCTGCTGCCATCTTAACTTTCTTTTGAGGTTTGTTAAATAAACTAATTTTTGATATATCTCTTCTATTAAATTTCATCTCTAAAGCGTTAGTCACGTCACCTTTCAATTTAATTCTTTTAATTTGTTCTGCATAAGCGATAGCTAAGTCATCTACTTTGATGGGAGTTATTTTGGTTATTAAATCTTCAAATGAATTGCGTAAAAGTCTGATATATTTCTTGTCTGAGAATTCTTGCACTTTATTACCTCCAAATCTCTTAATCACTGTATATAATATGTTATCTGGCGCTACTGTAGTTCTTCTACCAAAGTTTGGTGAGAGAAATCTCCAATAGTTGTTATTCTCTTCTTTATACATATATTGATCTAGAAACTTACTCTCTTTAATTTTAATAGTATTGTGCGAGTATGGAAAATGTAAATGTGTGAATCCGGAATGTTTATCGTACCAGTCGCTAGTGGTTGGAAATCTTTTTGATAGAATTTCACTAACTGCTGCTACTGAATCTACTTTACTGGCTAAATACTGTGCGTTGTCCAAAACTTTTTCGTATTTCTTTTCTCGTTTTTCTGTAACTAATACATCACTTATAGGCACGGCTAAAAAACTCTGAAAATTAGCATTATATAATTCAGGGATCTTAACCAATGCTTCTCTATTTATAACTTCTGGTTTGTCTTGGTCATCTACTTCTGTCAACGTCTTTAAGTCGTATGCTACTGCATCAACGTTCATTGATTTCGCCAATTTTTCCCTTCGTAAAATCTTTTTGGGCGTGTCATTTTTCCTGCGGGCATAGGCGTACGATTTGTCATCATACGCCTTCTCACAAAAAAAGCCTCTGGTTCTTTGTTGTGTTGTTGATATGTTGCTGCGTAATACCAGCTTCTACCTTGTGCGTCTATACCTAAATCTGCTTCTCCTTTAACTTGTGTATGTGTATGTTTTGGTTGTGTCAATAAGGGCATGAAAATGTCTTCTGTGTAGATAGTCACTTTTTCTGTCGCTCTGGTTAAAGCCATATATAATAGCTTACATCCATCTTTTTTAAGAAGTTCGATTCCTTGTCTTTCGAAAACTAAATTTATTTCTTTAGTCCTCATTCCTTGCGTCCCGGTAATCGTTTTCCATTGTCCTAAGCCTATTCTATTTTTAATGTCTTTTAAATTTGTGGTCAAACAATAATATGTTTCGCCCGCTCTGGGCTTCAAGTCGCGCATACCTCTGATAAACATTTGTCCTTTCGTGCTCCTGGTCGTTATGTCAAATCCTAAATTTTGGCATACTTCAACAACTCGTGGAATTGCTGAGTAGCTAGTTGAACCGTAATCATACTCACCTAAAAAGTCTTTTGTACTTACACCATAAATTACAGTGGG